TTAGTTAAATATATCAGCTAGTATATCATCGGATATATCGCCTAGTACATAAGCCTTTTTGATTCCGTGCTTTTTGATATAAGCCTTTGCCGATTCGTTCGTATACTGATTGACAAGTAATACAGGATAATCTCCTAGATTGCTTGCCACTAGTCCGTCTGCCCACGCATTAGCAAGTATCACTGTGTCAGCGTTAGGATAAAATAGGTCAGCAATCTTAGACGATGTCTCGTACCTATCTAATCCGTCAAGCCTTGTTACCTTGCCGATGTCTGCAAGCTGTCGCTCAATATCCTTTGACACTACACTGTCACCACCTAGTATGACATACTCAAGGTCAGACTGCTTGTCTAAGAACGACGCTTGCTTGATTGTGAGATAATCGCCCACCATCATAACTGGGTGACGCACTGTCGATACAGACACACCATCTGCCCAATCCTTGCCACTTGTGATGATTAGCTTTTTAGCACCTTTTATGCACTCTTTGAGCACCTCAAGATTTGTTGCGTATCTATCAGCACCACTAAGCACCTTAACTCCTGTGCCGTTGATTTTTACATCGCCACCAACGACTGTTGTCTCTAGCCCATTAGTGCCCTTGCACTCATCATATACTAGATTAGCATTTTTAGTATAGGCTAGATAGCTTGCACTAAGTCCATCGGCAAAGGTCTTGCCACTAACAACAACCTTGTTAGGTTTTAGATGTGATTCAGCGATTAGATCAGCAGTCTTGTACCTATCTGCTCCAGCATATCTAGTGATAGTTACATCTGATGGAATAGATTTCTTCTCGACCACAGGCTGAGCACCACCACCATTATAGTAGTATTCTGCTCTGCGATAGAGTTCGTCTAGTCGGTCATACCATACTCCAGGGCAAGCTGTAGGCTTGATGTCTTTGTGCCCTCTAAGCGGCAATTTGCGACCGTAGAATCGCCATATATCAGCGATAAGTTCTGCTACTGTCTCAAAGTCTTCTGGTCTACACTCAGGGCGACACTCAATGCCGATTGACCTAGAGTTTTCTTCCATATCTCCTGAGTGCCACGCTACATTGCCATAGCTAACTATACAAGCCACTCTGCCAGCCTCAGCTACTAGATGAGCCGATGCTCCACTTTTAGGATTGCATAGCCAATTAACTGGCGTCATAAATGCTTGACCCATCAGCCCCCACCAATGTATCAAGATTTCTTCAGGATGATTCTGATTCGTTTCTCCGACAAAGTATTTGCCATAGTTTGGACTGTCAAAGTCCTCTATAAATTGATATGCCATAGCCTACTCCTCGACTTTCTTCTCTTCTTCTAGCTTTAAAATCTGTTTAAATATCTGATGTAGTCCGGTTGACGCAAGTCCACTGATCATGCCACTTGCAATCGCAACAAGGGTTATCTCCTTTGCATTGATACAACCTAGCACGGCTCCTAGCACTGTAACAGTGAGTGGTATGTACTTGTTGTCGGCTGGTAAAAACTTTTTCATCAAGTAGCCTACTACCAAACAAACTGCGATAACTAATGGAATGTAAAGATTTGTTAAAAATTCAAGATTCATAATGTACCTCCTTGAATAAAATAAAAAGGTGGAGTTATTTCCACCTTTACCTAACTAAAATATTTTGAATGCCAAGTGTGAGAACTGAGCCGATGACAACGGATATAATCGCTTGTATGACTGCGTTCCATCTCATCTTAGGCACTTGCTCAAGCGAACTTAGTCGCTCCCCTTGATTCTTTAATTCCTTTTGGAAATTCTCTAGGTGAACAACCATAGTCGCAATGTTTCTGCCCATCTCTTGGATCACTTTATGTGTTTTTTCAGTCTCTCCCACTCGCCTTGTTAAATCATCAAGCCTTTGCGTGTTCTCTCGTAACTGCAAGATATCTTTTTCTCTGGTCTGCAAACAGTGTGCTTTTGTTACAAAATCATCCATACGCTCCCCCTTTCTTATATGTTATCCTTGCCTAGATATTTGATATAGAGGTAAGTAGCTGGATTATTCCCCTCTGCTGTGACATTAGCCCCTCCGATGTGTCTAGCGTTCAGAGTCACCTCTGCACCAGCTGTCAGCGATACCACCTTTGAGGCAAGTCCAATACCTCCACCAGCCCTTGTTGTGATAACTGTTGATGCAATTTCATTGCCGTTTGACTTGATGTAAACACCATTAAAAGGAGATGCCGCAACATCGTTCTCAAAGTAGACACCAGCGCTGATTTCATACAGTCCTCCCTCGCTGACTTTGATTGCACCATTGATAAGCGAGAAAACATCGCCACTTGAAAACAGTGCGTTATTGAGCTGAAATGGTGTGATGACGCCATTCTTCAGGAGAATTATGTTTTGTGTTGAGTTTGCTTGCATAAACGACCCAACAATTCCCTTAGCCTTAAAGAGTTCATCAGTGTATAGCTGATTTCCATTTGCCTTGAGACTTACATTGCCAATTTTGAGCTCAGGTACATAGATTATATGCGATGAGCTTAGTCCGTCTCTGTCAAATACAAACGACTTGCTACCATCATGCATTCCAGCATTGACACCACCTTTAGGACCTATCACAAAAGATGGACCTAGATTGATTGTAGCCACTGCACTAGTCATTGCTAGTCCTCTAGGTGATAGACTCGCTCTAATAGTTCCCTCTGCAGAGGTGTTGATATATCCGATATCAAGCGACTTATTAAGCGTGAGTTCCGACTCCTCGCTACGGATTACCACTGAATTTCCAAAGGATGCATTCACACTCTGCCCATTTCTGATATTCACAGCCTCATTTGTGATAAGCACATTTGAGCCTGTCGCATTTTCAGGTGTTTCTGAGCCATCTTGTAGGTCTGCAACCATGATGCCCTGGGGGGATGCTGTGATGTAGTTTGTAGCTGTCTTCTGTGCCTCTTCAACTGACACCCCTAGCATTGTGCTGATTGAGCTTATATCTTGTCTTAGTGTTTCGTCAACGATAGGATGCCATTGATAATCTGTGTAGTCGCTTGAAGGTGTCTCGCTTTCCTTACCTAGTGCGATTCCTGTCCACGTATGAATATTTGAGTATGTGTGTGCAAAGTTTGTGCCTTTGTCATCACTTGCATATGCTATCCATGTATAGGCTGACTTGCCATCCTTTCCATCCTCACCCTTGACTTTGCTCCATGTAAAGAGCTCAGGCTTGCTTAGGTCTACTGTCTCGCTTGCTTGTCCGTTGCTGATACCTAGATATGCTTTGCCGTCTGCAGAGGATGATATTCCATTTCCGTGATTATCGTCTGCATAAGCAATCCATGTGTATAGTGGTTTAGGTCGTGGAAGAGCCTTGAGCTCGTTCGCAAGGTCAACAATTGACTGATATATTCCACTATCTTGGATGAGATACTCGCCTAAAGTGGCCTTTTGCATTCCCTCGTCGATAGATTCCTCTAGCTTGAGTAGTCTAGCCGATAGGTAGAGCTTTCCAGCCTCGTCAATGATGTTGATTCTGTCACCGATTGAGATATTCTCAGGAAGTTTATTGATGTCAATCTCGTAGTTTTCCTCGATGTCTCTAATCTTCTTTAGCTTGCCGATTGCGTGGTTACAAAGTGTCTTCTGTACCACTGTGTCATAGCTATATGTCTTTGTGATGTGCTTGAATGTCTGTGTCTTCTTTAGTCCGTCTTCCGATACAATCTCGCTGATTCTTCCCCACTTAGCAAGTGCAGTCCTTGAGCATAGCCTTCCGTCTGCATCGACATAAAAATCGCCATCGTCATATACGTAGCCTTTTAGAGTGATTGGTTCTTCCTTTCCCTCTGGAGTTCCACCCTTGACGATTAGAGCTGTTGCAAGATTCGATATAGACTTCTTCACAACGATTCGGTCTATATCTCTATTGAGCCTCAGCTCCTCTTTTACGTCCTTTCCTCTGCGTTTGTGGATATTGATGTATTTATGTGCCACTGTAAGCCCTTTGATGTCAAAGCTATACGATACCTCTGCATCAAATTGCTTTGATAAACTAGCAAGCCTTTCAGTGACAGTCGCCTCTCCGTCCCAGCTGAGTTTCCTAGAACGGTCTGAGATTTCATTGATACCTATCTCAAAGCCACTGTCTTTAGTCCACTTCTCAATATACCAGCTGATAGGCTTTGCCTCTGCAGATTCAAAAGGACCCGCAATCTCGTTCAATAGGTCAAGTCCAGCATCTTCCGCATACACTTCGATATCCTGGTTCTTGGAGTCTTCCACAGTGTCGATGATGGTGTATACCTCGTCTTTGCCATCCCTTGAGCATAAAAGCTGATTGCCAGTCATTGTCATTTGCTCTAGCAGAGCCTTATTTTCGCTTGTATAAACGATTTTAAAGCCTAGAGTGGCGATACCTGTGTCCACTGCTTGAACCTTGCTGTCATCGGTGATTTTAAAGCCTTTAGATAGTTTGGTGGAGGCCATACCCAGTATGTTTAGTTTTTTGTCTGCAAAATAGATTATCATTTATATGTACCTCTCTCTGTACTTTAGTTTTATCTGTGCATTTTTTGTCCAGTCTGACATGGCTACATTGATGCGATTGGTTCCTTGCGTTAGCTTGAATCCTTCCCAGTCGTTGCCGATTGCTCCGTACTCAGGTGTTTCTAGATTGTTGACTATGATGCGACCCTCGTCTCCATTCACTTTGATGTTGTCACCTTGCGAAAACTTGTTTGGAATGTCGATGAATGTCGTCGTATGATCCTTAGTAAAGGTTAAATCATATAGCATATTCAGTCCTAGAGTCGGCTTATTACCATACGCAGCGAAAACGATGCTAATTTCGTTCACCTCTCGATTATCTTTCTCCCTAATGGTGATTGATTTCTTTGTCCCATAGATATTAAAGGTCACCACTTCACCCACTTTGGTTACTGTGCATGTATTTGATGCGTTCTCAGAGGCTCCAGTCTTTAGGTTATCCCAGTCTATTGGAACATCGGGACCATATGTGGAAATGCCTATATCTCCCTCGAACATCCTTGTCAGTGCGACTCGAGGTGCCTCGTAGGTCTCAATCGCAAAAGCCGTCACAAGATGTCGTTCCGTACCAGTATTGTGACAAAAGAGCACATTGAAAGCACCTTGCTGATTAATGATGTCCTTTGACAAACAGAACTTGTGTGAGAATGTGCATCTAAAATTCATAGCTCCAATGTGTCCGCTCTTATCTGCTTTTAACATTCTCGTTATAGAAGGCCCGTGGAATTTTGTTCCATTTCCGTAAGTCTTAGCTTGCACCTTATCTGTGACTGTATCTAGTGTTCCATCAATTACCACCATTCCATGTAGTGATGGTAGATTCTTCTCGTTAATCTTCCACTCACTTGCCTTGAATGGATTGGTATATCTTGATATGTCGATTAGTCTTTCAGATGGTGGTAATGCTATTCCGTCAATCTCTGACGGATTGCCCAGCTGAATAATCTTACCGTCTTGATTGACAAATGCCATATATCCACATGATGATTCTGGTAAGGATACCTCAAAATGTGGATGTGCTGGATAAGTACCATCGTAGTTAAACTCAAAAACCTTGTCTTTATTTGCTGTAAGCACTTTCTCCGTGAGTGAATACTTAAATGGATCAAAGCACTTTATGGAGAATTTTCCTACGACTGCGTTACGACCAGGATCTATATCTTCATAGCTTGATGGAGTACCGATGTAGTACCTATCCCTTTCATCATCAAAAATAAGCTGTGCATCCTCAACATTTAAAACTGCGTTGAGTTTCTCAAAAGCCCTTCGATATTCCTCGTTAGTTTCTGCTATGAGCTGGAAGGTCACTGTAATGACTCTAGCTGGATACTTTCGTCTTCGCATACTAGTGCCATCAGCTCCACCTGTAGAGTATTCGTCTATGTCTGATAGCAATAACTCTCTGCCCTTTACATTGAGCGTCTTATAGCCTTTGACAAGTTCTTCGATGTATTTGCCATTTATTCGTAAGGCCTCAGAGGGTAGCATTGTGCTACCCTTTTCGGTCACGTCAGTAAATCTATACACGTCCGTGTCTCCTTCCTTCCCTCTTCTCTCGCTTGTTTAATTCCTCACGCATAGGGTCTGCGGTTGCCTTTGCGATTTCTTTGCCGTCTAGCTCTACAGGAACGACAACGGTGTATCTTGCGACTGCGTCATAGTCGTACTCACTTGATAGACTAGCTGTAGGTATACCAGCAAAGCTCATTTGTCTTCCGATTCCAAAGCTATCAGCAATGCTTGAACCCATTCCGTCAACTGTCTTTTTGACCTTTGAGAACGAAGAAGTCAATCCCTTATCAAGTCCGCTCATGATTGCGTTACCAGCTGGAATGAGAAGTCTCTTATCGTATTCGATAGGACCTTTATGTTTCTTAATCCACCCAGCAATTCCTCCGACAAAGTTCTTCACCTTTTCAAATCCAGCTGTGAGTCCTCCCAAAAATCCGTGGATGATAGCCCTTCCTATGCTCTTTAGGTCAATCTTAGAGACTCTGTCAACAATTCCCTTGCCTAATCCTAAAATCGCAGTAAATACTTGCGGTATAGCTTGTACAATTCCGCTAACTAGCTTGCCGATGAGCTCGACACCCTTTTGGATGATGGTAGGGAATGCGGCTATAAGGCCACCAATGAGCGACAACACAATCTGTGCTGCTGCCTGTAGTATCTGTGGTAAATTCTCGATGATTCCATCAACAAATTTAATCAATGCGTTGAATGCGGTCTCAGCTATCTGTGGGAAGTTCTGAGCAATGCCTTGAGCAAGTGAGGCAAGCAAGTTCATGCCCGTAACAATTAGATCAGGCAAGTGCTCAGCGATACCCATAACAAACTGTGATAGCACCTCGACTGCACTTGTGATGATGCTAGGTGCGTTAGCCGATAATCCATTGACAAGTGTTTCAATGATTGTAAAAGCACTGTCTAGCACATTAGGAAGTAATTGAGCTATTCCACTAAGGAAGTTAATCAGCAACTGTGAACCGCTATTGATTAGATCGGGTAGTTTGCTAGTAACACTCTTTGTGAAGTTTGCTATTACTTCCGGGCCTTTCTCAACGGCAATCTTGATCATGTCGTTGATTTTATCGCCATACGCATTAGCTAGCACCCCTAGTCCAGCGATTGCTGTCGCAATTAACGCAGCGGGAAGGATGAGCCTTAAGCCTAAGCCCATCATCTTAGTAAGTCCACTAGTTACTTTACCGCCTACTGTTCCAAATGCACCGCCTAATCGGCCACCTATAGCCGTCACCCTATTTGGTAACATGCTGCCCATTCGATCTAGTACACTAAATGACATCGCTGAGGCCTTTTCGAATGGTGAGTATATGCTCTTCCAAATGCGATTGCCTCGTGACCCAATGTCAAAGCGACCTGTGATGGTCTGCAGTTTGAATAGGCCCTCTGTTGCCTTATCTAGTCCAGCTGGTATAGATTTGATACCATGATTCACACGCCCTATGCCATCGCCTACCATTTCGAATGTCTTTGGATTAAATATCTTACGGCCTACAAAAATGCCAGCCATCGCTCCACCAACAGAGGCAATCTCCCTTAGTGGAGCTGGTAGTTTACCAGCAGATGACGCTAGTTCTTCCAAAACTCCGCTCAGACCGTTTTTTTCAAACGCCTCGGTCAATCTGTCGATTGCGTCCGATAACTCGTTTGTAGCCGTTGTTACGACCTTAATTCCCTTAGCATTAAAGGCCATGAATGCGGGCTGTAACTTGTTTGATATTGTCTCCTTTAGTCCGTCAAGTGCTTGACCGATGTCCTTGTACTGTGTCGCCATCTTTTGGAGATCACTTCCAGCACCAGCAGTCTTTTTGATGGCCTCGAAGAAGTCCTCAGTCTTAACCTTGCCAGCTTGTACATTCGCTATGAGCTCCGATGTGGTCATACCCATCGTCTTAGCGACCTTAGATATTCCAGCTGGTGTCTGCTCTAACATGAGCTTGAAGTCCATCCATGCTACATAAGGCTTAGCTGCCATCTGTACGCCTTGAACGGATAGCGTTTTCATCGCTTGTCGTGGGTTTTCCGACGCAGCTGCGATTCCACCGAAGGCTTTTACAAGGTCCTTTGACCCTTTGACACCTACTGCATCAAACTGAGCGAACGTGCTCGCCATATCTGATGAGCTGTAGATTGTCTGCTCTGCATACTTCTGTAGCTCTTTTCGTGTCTCTGCAATCTCTTTCTTTGTATGCCCGTTCATCGCCATGTTAGATTCAAAGTTCTGCCATGCCCTTGATGATTCAACAAGCTCGTCCTTCATGCTACTGATGGAGTGGGTCACTTTATTAAAAGCCGACTGTCCGACACCAGCAAACACACCAAAAGCAAAACCACTAGCAAGCTTTGATTGAAAACCACTAACAGTCTTGTCTGCCTTTGCGAATGTGCTAGTAAAGTTCTTATCTACTGCCGACAGTATCGCCTTTACCGAATAATCAGCCATGTGTCTCCCCCTTTCCTTGTTTCATTATTTTCCCAATTGCAATCAGTCTGTCGTTATCTCGCTTGATTCCTCTTGCCTTGTCTAGCTCAGCCTCGTAGTCAAAGAACGTGTCAAATCGTGCAAATACAGGCTTGATTCTGTCTTTGCCAGCTTTCTTTTTCGCTGATGCAGCAAAGTTCAAATAAGCTTGCCAGTGTAGTCTGTACTGCTCGTCTACTTGCTTGAGATTGTGAGCCTTTACTAGTAGCTGGTACTCTGGAAATGTAAGAGTATTCACTTCCTCGATTCGTTTAAAGCCAAAGAACCTAAAGCAGTCTATTGCAATCGCCTCGTAGATTTCCTCTATTGACTGAGCATTCCCATGAGTTCCTTCTGTCTCTGCTTGAGTACCTTCTCTTCTTCCTCTGCCTCTTTCGCTGCCTTCTGTATCTTCAGAGTCATGCTCTTGGTACAGTTGGCTTTCGATAAAAAATCAAGCACCTCTGCAAATAGTCCGTCGATGTCTGTGTCTTCGCTTTCTATATATGCCATGATTTCGTTCTTGCTGATTCTAGGCGTTTCTGTCTTATTAGCAATTTCTAGGATTGTGAGCAGTGACTCAGGGTTCTTGTCAAGTATTCCGCTGACATTAAACGCAAGGCCAGCCTTTTCCTTATTCTTAGTTCCGACTGATTCGACCTCGTATGTTTTATTTATTTCAAGCAAAAAACCCATTCCAAACTTAAAAGAATAGGTTTTTCCGTTGATTTCAAGCTCCATTGTGTTCATTTTCTCTTCCTCTCTCAATCAATAGATATGATTATTTGTACAAAAAAAGGCGGTCTGCTAAACCGCCCTTACTCTTCCTCTATGCTCCAGCTGTTGTGTCCTTGAATATATAAGACGCAACGGCCTGCTGTTCATTTGTCACTGTTACATCACCACGAACGCCCGAACCATTGATGCCGAATGTGAGCGATACTTCGACCATATCCTCAGCCCCCGACTTGATCTCGAAGTTTGTGAGGTAACCCTGAAAATATCTGCCCGCATACTTGTCCGCACCAGTGCCAGCCTCTTCAAGGTTAGCCTCCCAAATCTCAACGATTTCGTCGTTGTCTAGTGCGTCCTCAAGTGATTTGAGTAGCTTGTCACCTTTTGAAAGGATTGATGTACAAGTGATTTCTGTCTCAGCGACTCCTGGAGTTCTTATCTTTCCGTCTTTTGTTGCTGTTGAGTCAGCATCCTTTGACTTTGAACGTCCATTCTCCGTTACGAACGCAATCGCTGCACCTTTCTCGGTTGCTGCCTTTGACAAAAGTCTGTAAAGGTATACTATCTTTTTTCCAGCTACAGCTGTCATAGTTGACTGTGCCATGTCTATTCCTCCTAACTAATTGTTGTGTTAATTACTTTCTTATTTTGCTTTTAGCTAAATGTCCATGTAAATTCTAGTACTCCGTGCAACAATGCATGAGCGGTCGTATCGTCCTCCATGATTGTTTGATTGGTTTCTACTAGATTCCATGAGCGATTCTCTGTCGTCTCTATTCCTCTTACGATGTCCTTGACATCAAGTAGCATCGTAGAGAATGTACCTCTCTTAAGCATGTTGTTGTGCCATACGTGAATAGTCAGTGCCACCGTGCCGAATAGTGCAGTTTTGTTCTGCGTGTCCGTCTGCGTGGTCCCAGCCATCACGATGAATGGATACTCAACCTCTTTAGATGGAATGACTGTATCAAATACTAGTATTCCAAAGCGTTTTTCTAGATCTTTGCGGACTTTAGCAAATATTTCTTGCTGTGGGTCTCTTCTCATTTCCACCTAACCTTTCATGATTTTCTTTACATCCCTTATAAACTTTGGTTTAACCTTTTCAAGAGCTGGCTTAACGAACGGATGCTCTTTCATGAACCTTGTACCGTACTCTAGGTATGGTGCGTACTCTGCCGTTGGCTCAACTGTCACACTCATACCATCGTCGCCCTTACTGAGCTTGATGCTCCTTCGCAAAAAACCAGTCTTGACGGGTGCTTTTGCGACCATGACCTTGTTGAGGTCTGCACCATGCTTGCTAATGCAAGCCTTAACATCAACCATCTTCTGAGCGTGCTTTAACGCATCAGACAGCTTGTCTGCTCCACTTATCTTGATTGACATATCAATGAACCTCGGAGACGATAAAAGTCGTCTTGAACCTTAAATTTCGCCTCTTGTCTATACGGTACTTCTTGCCTTTGTACTCGATATAGTCCGTTTTGATACCGACATCATTGGTTGGTACATGTATCATCAGCACGCCCTCTCTTATTTCGCCATACACTAGCTTTACGACCTCATCTGATGCGTCACAAACCGATGCAATGATAGGCTCATTGTATGTATCACCGTTAGTGTCATAGTCGCCCGTATTTTCGTCGTAAAGGCCTCTATTCTCTTCACATGGGGTGATTACTTTGTCGTATCTCATATAAACCTCACCCTTCCTTGAGTGCTGTTCGCTTTGTTCTTCAGATAGGTCTCAATATCCTTTGTGTAAGGCTTAAAATCGTCATTGCTCCATGTCATTTGTTCGCCTTCAACATTGTGAGAAGACAATCCCTCTGAGCCGATACGATTAAACCTTGCGACGGATACCTCAACGACAATGTATGATAGTTCTTGAGGCACTTCTTCGCTCGATATAAGGACTTTTAGCCTTTGCTCGGTCATGTAGGCTATTCGATAGATTAAATCCTCGTGCTTATAGCCTAGTGGTCCTAGCAGTGCCTTGATACTATCTAAATACATTATTCCTCGCCTTCCTCTGTTACATCTGCTCCATTAGTTTCCTCAGTTACATCTGTCACCTCTGAATCGTCGCCCACTTCCTTGATTAGAGGGTTTCTTAGTGGGTTGTCTCCACCCATCAGCTCGTCGATTCTCCACTCTGCTGGCTCGTATCCCTCTCTAGGGTATACATCGCCCTCGTTGTACTCAAAATAGGTCTTCTCGCCCTTTTTATCTGTTGTGAAGTCCTCTAGGTCATGGAACTGCTCTAAAACTCTATACATATTGATTTTCCTCCTTGTTACATAAAACAAAAGAGAAGGACTTGCTTTTGTCCTTCTCTTTATCTCCCCTTTTAGGCTTTGCCTACTCTCTAAAGGCTTATACTCCAGTAACTGTTACCTTTGCGATTGCCTTCTTGTTATCAGCTGGAACATACTCGCCAGCACTTCCAGCTCCCTGTAGTGCTAGTCCGTTGAAGTCCTCTGACTCGATTGTTCTTACAGTGTTGATTCCCGTAAACGCCTTACCGCAGTGCTGTACATAAGCATATACTACTTCCTTTGTCTGGAATAGATCTGCTGGTACTTCTGTTATGTAGAATCCCTTGAACTTTAGCATAGCGTTGTCGTCAACATTTACAGATGAACCCTTCGCACTTGTAGCAAGTCCGCTGTCGATGATTGCGTTATACACATCTGACCTTACCTTTGCAATCTTCACAAGTCCATTGCGTACCTTTGCGTTTGTGAAGTGAGCTGATAGCTGGGAGAATATCTCGCCAACATTGTCCTTTGTTACGGATACGCCACCAGCGATTGTCTTGCCAGCATTGTCTGAGATGAACTTTCCGTGATGTGCGTTAAACTGTCCAACCTTAGCCTGTGCCTGTAGCTCTAGTCTGTCAGCTACTGCTGTGTCCATGTCTGCGTTTACTGTAGCTCTGTCAAGTCCTTCGTGGATTGCCCATGTCCATGAGTAAGGCACATCTACGTCTGTGTAAGTAATCTCTTTTCTCTCACCGAATCTTGATGTCTTTCCTGTGCCAGCACCAAAGCCTGTAGCTGGGTCCTTGCTGTATGTACCGACTACCACTGGAATGTCTGAGGTCTTTACTGTGAAAGCTACCTTGTTGTTAGCGACTCCGTCTAGTGCCTCGATTGTGTCACCAACAAAGAAGTCCGCAAAGTATGCCTCGACACCGAATATCGCCTCAAGGAGCTCCTTGAACTCTTTTCCGTATACTGCGATTCCTCTGCCATTGTTCTCGCCCTGTGCAAATAGCTGTAGATCAAATCTTCTCTTTTCCATTTTTAAATATCCTTTCTTACTTTCGTTTATGATTTCTTGTACTTAGCAATCTTCTGCTCAAGTGGGCTGAGATTGCCGTTATTGTTATTAAAGTTGTTAGGTGTTCTGCCAGTTGCTCTTTTAACCTCTGCAGCCTTGAGTTCCTTTTCAACAATGCTAACAAGTTTCTCAATGTTGCCCTTTGTCTTTTCTGCATCGCCATTGACTACTAGATCTAGCATATCCTTATTTGCCTCAATGCCAGCCTCGGATAGTAGAGTTGACGCTGTATTTCTAAGCTCCATCATTTCCGACTGTGCTTTTAGCCTTGCGTTTTCCTCACGCATCTGCTCTAGCTCGTAGTCCTTTTTTTGCTCTGCGTTCATCTTAGCTAGCTTTTCCGCCTCGGTCTGAGCCTTCTTCAAGTCCTCTTTGTACTTGTCCTCTAACTTGGACTCTCTTGTCTTGATCGCTTTCTCGATTCTGCGGTCAAACTCTGCTTGATTCTTAGGGTCTTTTAGGAAGTCGTCAAAGCCGTTGCTCTGCTCTCCTCCGTTATTTCCCTCTTTGTTTGGTTCTGTAGGCTCTGTGCCATTACCCTCGGTCCCAGCTCCTTCGCCTTCAGCAAATAACTGTAGTTCCCACTTCTTAATAACTTCCATTTTTCTTTCCTCCTTCGTCCAACACATTGGAATCATATTCCCCCATGTCATCCGCTGTTATAGAATTGATTATTTGTACATTGTCGGGGTAGGCTGATGCCACTCCGTTTATGCCTATAAAAAAAGACTCTCTCAGAACTTTCCCTTGTTCTGTTAAAGCCTTATGCTCGACGAAGGCTCTCCCTTCGCCTATGCTGTATTTTATTTCGTCGCTTGACAGATTCGCCACTGACTCAATATAAGTCTGTAAGAGTGTCGATACGGCACTGCAAACGATATCTTGTCCGTATGGTCCGTAGTCTGCGTGACCCTCAACGGATATTCTGTCATTGCTATTGTAAATTGTTATCAAATAGCACCACCTTGTTATCTTCTAAAAAGTTATATAACGCAACCCCTAACTGCTCCACCTGTTTCTCTTCAAGACCAATGTTGTAAACATCGTCAAGTGCGTGGATTGCCTCATGTATTAGTGTTTCGCACTTTCGTGGGTGGCTTGCTTCCTCGTTTAGTAATATCCTTTGCTGGATGTACTGTACTTGTCCAAACAATTCAGTGTTGCCTTCATGTATATTTCTGTCTTCTATAACCTCATACTCAAGATGTAAAGCTTTAATTTTCTTTGGTATATTCATTGTACCTACTCCCTTTCAAGCTAAAATAAAAAAATACACAAGCTCAATCAAGATTTTGTGTATTTTGCCTACTCTTCTGTACTAGACTCAGGTTTAAAACCTATGCCTTTATTACATTCTTTTACTTCCTTAGGGTTCCCGCTAAGATGCCATTCTCGAGGTATGCCATCGGGGTATGCCTCACAACAACACTTGTGTGATTCCCTATCGTCGTAGAAGTGTTCACATTCTATACAATCTGAAAAAACTACCATCTCCTTTTGTCCTTTAGTCAATTTGGGGTGAAAGACCAGAGTCGAACTGGCATACTTGGAGTCACAATCCAATATCTTAACCGTTAGATGACTTTCACCATGATTTTGCTTGACTTTTTAAAACCAATGGGGTATTATACAAATATAAAACATCTGTTTTAGAGGGCGACCCCCCGACCCCTTTAGGTTGGGGAGCGAGTCGCTCTCTTTTTTATTGGGGTCGTAAAATGGCAAAAACTTCTTCGCCATTTTTTATAATAATTTTTGTATTTTTATCTTTACCGCTTCTCTTTAATCGATGGAACGCAATGTTTGTTGCCTCGTTAGCATCAATACCTATATGGCTACAGTCAACTAAAACACCTCCGGGGAACGTCGCTATCTGTCTAAGTCCATGCTGTACTAATTTGTCAGTTCCTTTTGTTGTTTTAGGTGACTTTAAATCCCAAAGTCGTCCATTCCAAAGATAGTCCGGACAAATCTTGTTATAGTAATTAGTTAAAAGAGTAATGTCCCCACCAAAGACTCGTGATAGCCATTTTGCAGCCTCAATTTCCGCTTTATTTTCCTTCCCATTTATTTTATAGTTGTCATCATAAGCAATTTTCCCCTTACCAGCAGTAAACAAAGACTTAAAATCATCAAACATAACTCCGTTCTTTGCCGCTCCACTATCTACCCATGCCTCGTAGGCTGGCATTGCTGCACTAGTACTACACCTACAGTTAGGATGAAGAGGTGGAGCATTCTCACCTACTAGCATATCCCTAACCTTGAACGTCCTTCCGTTCATCGGTTTGCAAATAGGGCAAGCACCAGCTCCTATGGTGATGAACTGATACTCGTCATACCCACATTGTTCATATGCGTTTTGCTGTGACTGTGTCTGCACCCTTGCCAGCTCAGTGATGAGCAGTCGCTCTGCGTTATATCTTGATGTGCCGAATACCTTTTGAAGTTCTCCAGCTAGTGCTTTTGGGTTTCGTCCTTGTATCAGTCCTGTGGAGATTAAAGTATCAAGCTGTGACTTGAGCAAGTTCTGATTGTGCCATATCCTATCGGAGAATGTAGCGTTATAAAACGATTGTCCGATGATGTCTTCGACGGCTTTTCTGCTATCGTTGATACTCTCTCCTAGTATTCCAGACTGTCTTTTGAGCTCCTCTCGTGTTCGCTCGGTCATCGCCTTGCGTGTGATGTCCTCTAGGTCTTGATATGCATCGACAAGCTCTAGTCCGATATTTGCCTTAAGTAGCTCCAGCCTATTCACCTTCATGGTGAGGTTGTAGAGCCTTAATTCCTCGTTGGCTTGGTCTGAGAAGTCCTTAGTCTTAACATATCGTTTTGCCTTATTGCTAAAAGCCTCTATATCCATCTGTGAGGCTCTTTTCTTAGCCTCGGCAAGGGTAATGCCCTCTTTACTTGCATATCGCATATAAAAGGCTTTTATTTCCTTGTCGATGTTGACGGACGCATTGTCAAAGATTCGTTTCACCTCTTTGAAATACTCTTGCTCGTCCTTGATTCTGTGCCTTATAGCTTCGGTCTCTCGTTCTCGCCAATAGTCAGCACTTGGATTGTGCCTCTTTCTCCTCGTCATGATTCTGCTTTATCCTTTATTCGCTCTCGCTTAGCTTATTTTCGTCAGCAAAGAGCAAGTCTACTGCTGATAGTTTCTTTCTTGCCTCTTCCTCTTCCTCGTCCATCTTCTCTATCTCTCGTCTAACATCTGGAACGATTGACAGTACGCTCAGCTGAGTTTCCTTTGATACGACACCTTGCAATGTTGATGCAATCTGTGCCTCGTTCTGAGTGTTGACTGGTATATTTTTAGTCGTCTTTATCTCGATATCTTGATAAGCTAATGGATCATGTACATTTGTCACCAGACTGCAAAAGATTTTGTATCGCTTTCTCAAGCTCTTCTCTATCTTTCGGTCAAAGGTCAGTGCAAGATTGCTCATTGCCTGGAGCTTGTATGCTAGTGATACTCCGCTCGTTGCATTTCCAAAGCTTTCGTCTGAAATGTTCGCCACCATAGAGATTTGATATATCAGTGTCTCAAGTCTGTTAAGTAAGTTCTCTTGTGTTCCATCCGCTGTTGGTTTCTGTAGAAACTGGATAAGTATATCCTTTGCGTTGTCAGTACCATACAGATTGATGATTCTATTGTCACGGATATGTCTCACTCCGTCATCATCAAGCTCAGCTCCCAATATAGCAAGATATGCCTCAGCGAACGCATCAACATCGTTAGCCTTTTCGCCTAGTGTTGCGTTATACGTCTCAACAAGTCCAGTGATAGGCTCAAATAATCCCATTCGCTCGTCGTTCAATCTCCACTCAACGCAAGGGATAAAGCCGTAAGGGTTCTCCTCTGCCTCTGATACCTTCTTGTCCTCAAAGGTGTATATGAAGTTATTTGTGTAAACCTCGCCATAGGTCTTTCCAGCCTTGTCGCTAGATTGTGGATAGATTCCATACCTAACCGCAAACAATGCTCTTTGACTGAGCTTATCGTCATACACAACAAAGAGCTCTTTAGGTGAGATTGACGATACCTTTGTCTCGTGTTGCTCATTCTGATACATGAACTCAAAAGCATGACCATAGATACAACACTTCTTCACCATCTCAGCCTCGTGGTCGGTGATTTCGTTCTGTCTGCCGAAAAGCTGTATAGCATCGTTCACCTTTTTATCTGGATGCGTCACCTTGATAGGCACTCCGTAGCCATATCCTGTAAAAGTGTCCGTTATGTATCTAGGGAAGTTCACTGCTAGTCTGTTATCTGGTTTCCAGTTCTCTTTATCTGGACCCTTGAATATGTCGTGAAAACCTTTGTACATGTTCTCAAGGTATACATACCTCTGTAGCATGTTATTGTGCTTTGCGATTTGCTTTTGGATCAAGTCGCCTTTGATACCTCCGCTTATCTCTTGCTCACTGCATACAAGTGCGTAAGGTAACACATATGGTCTTTTCGATTTCATATCTACTAGATTCCCTCCTTAAATGTCTTTAGCTTAACTGTTGACGGCTTTCTCCAGCCCTCGACTCCATATCGAAGTGCTGCCATTGCGTCATCAAAAAAAGGAACTGGCTCGTCTAGGTATTTCCCCGACTGCTCATCCCTTTTCCATTTCCATTGCTCTATCTCCCTCATGGTGTTGACACATGAAGGGTGTATGTATATCTTGCGTCTTTTTAGCCAATCAATCTGAGTCGCTTGGTACTTCTTCCCTGTGGTCTTTTCTTTCGTGACTCCCTCTGCCTTGTAGCCAGCTTTCTTCCAGGTCTTAATCCTATCCGGCTCAGCTGAGTCACACCACATTTTACCGACAAGATCCATCTTATCAGCTATGTCTATAATCTCCGATGTGTCCTTCTCATAGACGTATATCTCTTTTAGGATATATATGTCGTCGTCCTTGATTGCAAGCTGTAGAATTGCGTTTGCGTGATTAAAACCGAAGTCTTGACCGATTGCTACATCGTCGTAGTCGTTTGCGTCTCGGCTTATTTCCTTAGCCTCCCAATTTTTTAGAACTAGTCCTCCGATTTCTCCCCAATCGCCTAGTCCGTATATGCGATAGCCGTCTGGATCTACTTCCTTTCTTCTCTGCATTCTCGCCTTGTACGCATCGTCTATAAAGCGATTGTCAAGGTAAGAGCTGTGGCAAGTGAGTGTATTCTCGTCTTGCCTATCGAAGAATTGTTTTTTAATCCAGTGATTTTTATTGACTGGATTAAATGTCATTTTGATTTGATAGAACTGACCGCTTGGAAGATTTCCTCGAAGTCTATCGTCTATGATTTCAAAGTCGGATTGTGTTAATTCCGTCGCCTCTTCTATCCATACATCTGTCAGCTTGCCCTTTTGGAAGGTGATTGACTTGAGTTTCTCTCGTTGCTTTTCGTCGTTCACTCCTCTAAAGATAATCATATTCCCATTGATGCATCTTATCTGCAGAGGTGACAATCTGCACTCAAAATACTTGTCAAGTCCTAGTCGGTATATGGCTCCAGTAAGCTCTGCGTATGTACTGTCTCGGTTGGTCACATCAGACTTACGAATACACACAAGGTTGCGCCCTTTGTCTTTTAATAGCCTTATAAGATACTGCTGAGCTGTGTCTACACTCTTTCCGCTACCAGCTGAGCCTTTTAGTGCTATATATCGCTTTTTACTGCGATGTACTTCGCTAAAGGCTTTATTGCTTTGTATTTGTATCTTCTGTGCCATAGTCCACCTCAATGCTTAGACTCATGTCACCGCTTATGTCGACCTTCTCGGTAAACGCACCATATCGCTTGCCTAGTAGCTCTGCTGCCTTGATTCGGTCTTTTTCGTCTGGAGTCTTATTTATGAGCCGAGCAGATGAGAAACCATCACCCTCGCCCTCTATTACAACAACGGCACTCTTTGACTGTCCTCTCATCACAGCAGTGAGATACTGCAATACTTCTTCTTGCTTTGCGATGGCTTTATCGTCTAATTCCTTGAGCCTTTCGTCTATATAAGCCTTTACACTCACATTTTCCAACAACTTAACAACATTGCCCTTTGCATAACTCTTGCTATATCCAGCCTCAATAGCTGACTTATAAGCATTCCCACTGATGATGTATTCGTCAGCAAATTTCTTTTGTTTAAGAGTTAATTTATCTTTTTTCTTCACAATACACCACCACCTTTCTAGCAATTAGCTTGTTTTATTAGACAAACACAAAGGACACCTCTATGACTAGAAGTGCCCTCTGTGGAGTGATTATATAAATATTTACAAAAGGAGTTCGCCCAATACCTCTTTTCACTAACTACACTATAGCACCTTAAAAATGTGAATGCTGTGAAACTTTTCAGATGTTGCTCCTCTTCCAAAAGCTACTGAGTCGCTTTGAGATTGTTGAACGTTCAAGTCCCATTATCTCGCCTATTTTCTCGTGAGTTTCCTCGTTGATGCAATATAGCCTTAGTATCTCTCTGAGCTCTATGTCTTTTACTTTGTCGATTTCACTCTCTATGCTCTTGATGGCTTGCTCAATCTCTCCTAGTTTGGTCTCCAGCTCCCTCTCTCTCTTCCTAACCACCTTTTCGTCAATCTCAACGCCAATTAGTGCTTTAGGTATTCCTCTGCCTGTACGATAGTCCTTGTAGTAGTCTGTGACTATCGTATAGGGTGGGTGTGTAATGGAGTATCTTAATCCCTCTGCAGCTCTGCGTAGTGTCTTCAGCTGTCTTACTGATTCGTAGTCTATCATGGCTATACACCTCGCTCTGCTCTTATATCTGCCTTTACTTTCTCGACTGCCGTTTTTCCGTCTACTGCTGGTTGCCAAAATTCAATCGTGCTTATCAAACTTCTTTCACAGCTCTCCATGTCTTGCTTGAACCTCTCATATTTCATATCGCTTTTGTCTGTTGTGAGATATCTTATGTACTTGAATCTAAACTCCCCTGATGCCGACTCTAATATGCGGTAAATGATTGTCAAAGCTCCGTCCTCGTGAGCCTCGTCCTTTTTCAGTCTTATATTTGCGTTTCTTTGAAACTCACTAAAATTCTCGTTGTACCAATTGATGACAGCTTGCTTTGGGTCTTCTGATGGCTCAGAGTGGGTCATACATCTGTAGCACTTTACTGCGTACTGGCGTGATCTCTTGTCAAACTTTCTCCCCCATCTCCATAGATGAGCTGAGCCTCCACAAAACGGACAAGCCTTTTTCATCTCTTTGATTAAGTTACTCACTGCTGGGTTTAACATTCGCTATACCTCCGATTCATGCTCCTTTAGGTATTCCTTGTCTAGTAGAAAACTGAGATTGCAAGCCATATGTGCAAGATGGGATAGTCCGCTCTCCTCGTCCACCTCGTTGCCCTCAATGTATGCTAATAGATGACGATATAATGCGTCTACATACCTTTTCGGTTCTACCTTTCGCCAATTCTCGCTATCTCCGTACTTCTCTGTACCGTACATCCTAACCTCAGCTACAGCCTTGACAAGTTCCGGATTTACAAGCGACAATTCTAGTTTTCCCTTGTCAGCCTTTGCTGATTGGTCATTGTCAGTTGCTTGTTTAGGGACTCTTGCTTTTTTGACTTTCCCAGCCTCTCCAATGTATAAAAGGTCTCCGTTCTCATCCACAACTCCACCGATTTTACCGTTTAACTCATTCACAAGTTCTATGATGATTTTATAAGTTTCCTCTGCTCTCTCGTACTCGATAAAGGTTCTTATAAAAGGTTCGTTATCAAAGCCCAAGCGTGCTCCTCGCACATATAATACATAATTCTCTAATCTTGGATAATCTGCTGAAATAATTTCAAACCAGTTATTCAAAATCAAGGGAATAGAGGTTCCCTTACTCCTCAGCTCCTCGTCTTGCTCCAGCACTCTTCCTGATATTGTTTTATCCTCTTGCTTTAACTCTATTTTTAATTTCATTACCAACGCTCCCTTTCAATCACTTCTAAATCGTGCTTGTATTCTTTTAAAAGCTTGTTCAATATATCCTTACTTGCGTCATCGACTGTTTCATCCTTTAGCAATTTCTCGATATTCTCTATTTCCGATTCAAGGAAATTGCTTGCGTAATTTATTAATCTAGCTTGTGGTATCATTGCCTCTCCTCCTTGTATGGCTTTGGGAATGGTTGCCATGCTATAACATCAATGTGTCTATCGATTGCGTCCTCGTCAGATGCTTTCCCATATTCCGATAGCACATCTTCGCAATAATTTGAATACCACCACCATTGTCCTTTGTGGTAAATTGCTACACCTGTGATAGGCTCGTCCTTAATTTCCTCGTAATACGATACTGGGGCTCTATTTACCCACGTTATCAGTACAGGTTCTAGCTCGTTTGGCAATGCTGCTGATGTTGGTATCCATGTGCTTAATGATGTGTGATTACAAATTTGGTTCATCAATTCTGCGTCTATCAATCTCATGATTAAGCTCCTTTACTCTATCTTCAATCAGCTTATGTATCTTTGCTCTAATATTATCTGCTGCTTCAAATTGCTGGCTTGCACGGCAGCGTTCCAGTTCGGCGAATAAGTCGTCGAATTTGCTTTTAAAATTGCTCATCTGTTCCTCGCTTTCTGTTGTATGCTCCTCTTGGTAGTAAAGGTGATGTCCATAATTGTGGTGTTTTTAATGTGCTTATCGCCATTTCAAGTGCTTTTACATTATTTGACCATCCCATCTGCTCGCATACACCTTTTAGCTTAGTTAATTGCTCTATAGCGTCATAATTTGTCATCGTTACACCCTTTCTTCTCAACTCTTCTGCGTTCTTCTCAACTCTTGTCAATCGTCTCGTTGTCCTTTAATATCTCGTTATTCCTCTGTGTCTTCTTATAGCACCATATACAGAGCTCGACTTCCTTTCTGCCGATGACTGCTGAGTACTTTCCGTACTCGTTGATTCGTTTGCCACATAGTTCGCATTTCATCGTTTCACCTCTACAACCTAATCCTTATTTCGTCACACTTTTCCAATGCCTTGTCCGACATCTGTGCTATGCTTTCAAATTTCTCTAACAACGTATCAAGGGCGTCAACTGTAGTATGCAAGAATGCGTTTTGAAGAGCTAACGATGTTCTTAAAACTTCAATGTCCTCTTTAGTTTGCTGATACTCTTCCTCTTCGCCTAGAATACACGACACCCTGCAGCCTAGAGTCTCGCAAATCTTTGTTAGTGGTGTGAGCTCAGGAAGTGTGTCACCTTTTTCGATGTGTATAAGGGTTGATCTAGAAATGCCCACCATCTTAGATAGCCTTTCTTGACTTATTTTACGTGCTTTTCGCCTTGCTTTTATTCGCTGACCAATTTTAACTTTGTTGTATTTCATCGTCTGCCACCTCTCTTATCTATCAGTGCCAGCATAACCAATGTTGCACAAATTACGATTGTTATTTTTAAAGCCATATTCTGTACTCCTTTTTCTGCCTTATCGTTTAAGGCTCTATTTTCCGTTTTAAGCGATTTTTATTTTTAGATGATAATTCTATCGCTTGATAGGTTATCCTCGCTCTGAGCGATTAAAACCTTACTCAAAGCGATATCGTATAACCTATATTTGATTGCTATATGCTTTTGAGATTCTTTAGAACCTCTTTTGCCATTTCGTGATGTCGTTTTTTGTCCTCTTCAGTCAGTGGCTTTTCTTTTGCCTCCGACTTCCCCTTTTTAGGCTCAGCCTTTCGTTTCTCCCACTCATCATTCCTAGCAAATGTAAGACATGCTGCGTAGTGATTTTTTCGTGTATGTTCCGTCAGCCATATACTCACCTTGTCGATTAATTGATCCACACGCATGTACTTTGATGTCAGCCTTGCGTACTCATCATCTGTCAGAAATACGTTAGAAAATTCACCAAATGGGTGTGTGTTTTCTCGTCGTCCCTCTCCCTTAATAGAGTTATTCATATACACACACTTATCTATTACATCTTCTTTACTTTCTTGATATTCTTTATATTCTTTAGATGTGGTTAGTTCGTGGGTTAGTTTATGGGTTAAGTCGTGGGTTAGTTCGTGGGTTAGCTGTTCACTGTCCATCGTCTGTACCTCACCATTTCCAACACTTTCAGCGATTGCATTGTGGGTTAGCTTGTGGGTTAGCTTGTGGGTTGATTGGTGGGTTAATTTGTGGGTTAGCTGTTCGGTCACTTGATAAAGCTCCCAATTGTTGATTGTAACCGTTGAAAAACCACCATTTGACACGATTTTTATATCATTGCTCGATTCAAGATTTGATAATGCAGTTCTCACATTTTGCCTACTTAGTCCTGTGGCTTGTGCAAGTGTTCGTGTACTCACTATTACTTGCCCTGGAAACAGCTTTATTCCTTTGTAGCTACTCTCTTTGTAGGTTGCTGTTAATAGCAAGTGAAGGAATACAATCTTTACACTTGCATTTGAGTACCATTCCCAGTCTAGAATTTTTCTATGGATCTTGATAAATCCGTTTAGTCTCTTGCTCATATCTCTTAATCTCGACTATCACTCTTGGTCTTTGTGTTGTATAAAATTTCAGTATGTGCAAATCAATGATTTGCGTATCGTCTTTGTAAGCGACTTCATTCAGTGCATCACACACGACTTTTGCGATGTTGTCAGCATCAGGCTTTTTTACTGGATAAAGTAGTCCGTTTTCTATGTCTGCCCTTTGCTTTTTCGTAAAGCTCTTAGGAATTTCAAAGAGTGCCACGATTTTCATCGCCAACGGCTCCTTATTGAACCAAAATTCGCTGCTTTCAGTCGCCTTATAGCATTCTTTGATGTAATTCTCATAAAGCACTGTATTTGTCGGTGTGACGCTCTGAGAACGCCCTAGACGATGGTTGTAGAACGTTCTCGTCCTAGCTTTGCCTTGTGGTTTTCCCCACATCTCGAAAACTATCATATTGCGTCCTCACTAAATGCCTAGAATGGCACATCCTCGTCTAATGCTTGGAAGTTGTCTGGAACATCATCAGCACTAAAGCTATTTGTCTGTGCTCCATTGCTAGCTGGTGCGTTGCTCTGTGGTCTATCTCCCCACTCTAGGAACTCAACACGATTAGCCATCACATCAGTGGTGTACACTCGCTTTCCGTCTTTGTCCTCATAGCTACCAGTCTGCAAGCTTCCCTGTACGGCTACCATTCTTCCCTTAGCAAGGTACTTCTCGCAGTTTTCTGCCGTCTTCCCAAAGGCTTTTATCCTCGGGAAGTCGGTTTCTTTTTCTTTATCAGCCTTTGTCGGTCTGTCTATCGCAAGTGTGAATGTTGCGACTGCCATCTGAGACGTGGTGTATCTTAACTCCACGTCTCTTGTTAGTCTGCCGATTAGTATCACATTATTCATTGTCTTTCCTCGCTTTCTTTACTAGTTGAAGAGGGTGTCAGCAATGTCGCTGTCTTCTGTTGGTACGATTGGTTCGGTTGCTGGAACTTCTTCAAGTACTTCCTCAGCCTCTACCTCTACGACTTCAGCTTGGTTGTTGAAATAGCTGTCATCACTTTCAACATAGTTCTTTGTGCCATCCTCGTGTATAACTGCCATGTCGTTGTCAAAAGCTGTCTGCATTTCGATGCTCATGATTCCCCATTTGCTGATTAACTGTCTTAGCATGGTTTTATATGCCATTCCGTCAAAGTCCTTTTCCCAGAATGTAAAGCCTTTTTTAGCTTGATAGCCTCTTGAATACTTAAGTGCGTGTGACTCCATCTTCTCACGGCTCCAGTACATAGCCTTTCTAAAGCCGTTGAGGTACTCAAACATCGCATAGTAGCCTGTTGTTCTTGCCTCTTCCCTCTGTCTTTCGTCCTGAATGAGGTTGACTTCGATGTCCTCTTCAAGTGGGTTAAAGCTAACAAGCTCACCCTCTTTGATTGCCATGACATTGAGTTTCTTATAGTAGCCACTGCGAAGAGCTAGCTGTATATATCCTTTGTATCCTAGCTGGAACTGTGCCTCTGTAGTGCGTGTCTTGTTGTTCTTAAAAGGCACAAGGTAATACTGTCCTAGCTGTGGTGATGGTGATAGCTTTAGGCTTTCTCCGACAAGTGCAGCACTGAGTATCGACTGATTTGTGCAAGCCTGTAGGTCTTTGTTCTGAGTGGTTGCCGATACGATCGCAGTGATTAGTCGCTGTCCATTTTCGCCACCGATTACCTCGTTAATCTTCTTCCTTACTGCGTCCTGTGATAAATAAGCTCCGATTCCTAGTCTGCTATTCTGCTTTGATAAACTGTTCTGTACTGCCATTGTTTTGTTCTCCTTTGTTTTTTATAAACTCATTGACTTTGGTATAACTGTTTCGCCATCGTCTTCACATAGCAAGTAAGATACTTTGCGATTAAAGAAATTCGATAGCTCTAGTAGTGTTGTGATATTTGGGAATGTATTTCCGTTTTCGATATTGCATACAGTTGTCTGCGATAGGGAGCAAGCTCTTGCTAGTGCTTGCTGTGACATTCTCATTGCTTTTCGCAATTGCTTGATTCTCTGTCCGATTTTGACTTGGTTATATTCAATCATTTTGCCACCTACTTTATTGACTTGATCTCGATGCCTCGGTTGTCGCAAAACTCCTTTAGTGCTAGTGCATCATCTTTAGATAGCAAAGCCACAAACTTAATCCACTGCCTTTTGACTTCGACTGCTTGCTGTGGTTCTTCCTCAGCAACCTCTTCAAGTTCTTCATGTAGATTCGCCTCAGCCTCAGCCTTTGCTCTTTCCTCAGCTTGTTTCTTCGCTAGCTCCTCTCTAGCCTTAAGTTCAGCCTCATGCTCTAGCTTGCGTTTCTGAATGTCTGCAAGTCTCTGACCCTCGGCAATTGCACCAGCAAGGTCAAGCGTCTTCTTGTAGTGCTCAAGTGCCTCAAAGCTGTACTCTTTTAGTGAGTTGATTGTTGTCACATCGTGTCCGATTCGATATACAGTGTTTGTCAGCTCCTCCTCGATTGATTTGAGGCTAACGGACTTGTTGAGCCACTTAGGGTCATATATCTGCTCAAGTGTGACGAATGACTGAAAACCAGCTTTGTTGAATAGCTCTGTTATCTGCTCGTGCTTTTCAGCTTTCTCTCTGTCCTCAAATTCTGTTATCTGCTCGCCAATTAGCTTGACCGGTTCGTCGATGATTGCGACAAGCTCCTTGATTTGTTTCTCGAACTGGTTATAAGGTTCAAGACACTGCTTTTTCACCTCTTTTCGCTTGTCCTCAAGTGCTGTCTTGAACTTATTGAGCAGTGCTCTGTCAGACTTTGCATCCTTGATTGTTTCGTCGGTGTACACCATGTTCTTGTAGAGTGCCGACTTGTTTGTGATTTCCTCTTTGAGCTCCTCAAAGTTAAAGTCGATGACTTCTGGTGATTTCCATGTGTTGATTCTTAGTTCCATTGTTTTGTTCTCCTTTTGATTTGATTAATTTAATAAATTGGTTTGTGGCTTATATCTGTGGTAGTACTAGTGGAGGTCTTTGCTTGCTCTTTATGTACTCCCAAAATTCCGATTCTTTTGAGCTGAGTAGCTCTATATCTTCCAGCACATCGTCTCGATCTATTCGATAGTGCCTTGTGTGTAAAAAGACATCATTGTTGTAACTGTATTTGAGCTGAGCCTTTAGGATTGCGAAGTCAAACTCAGTGACCATCATGTTATGAATGAGCTGGATATAGTAGTTATCCGGGACCTTATCCTTCCACTTCTCTTTCTGCATCGACTTGAGTATTTCGGTCGTTTTGATTTCCAGTACGCCCATTTTTCCGTCTTGGTCTTTTAGCCATCCGTCAAGGCTTGCGTGTGCATATGGGTGTTTGTCGTTCACAAAGAGGTTGTTTTCTTTGTATCCGACTTGGAACTCTGGGAAGTCAAGTGCGAAGAGTTCTCTTAGTGGTGCCTCTGCATTAGTTCCGTACATAACATAAGGTTTGTCTGAAATGTCCTCAGCCTTTGCTTTGCCAGTCTTAATCGCCCATAGCTTTTGATTGTCTGTGTATGGGTTAAGTCCTAGAATCGCAGCCGCATCGGACCCACCGATTCTCGTTCGACCCTTGAGCCAATCCTCTCGGCTGTCAAAGGTCAGCATCTTAGCACTCACTTTGTACCTCCTCGATTCGCATCTGGTTAGGGTCCATTCGGTCCATCGTGTTCGCAGTCCTCAGTAGCTCGTAGGCTCTCGAACGCATTTCATTTGCTGTGGCTGTCACATCTGCCTTTGTTCCTAGCCAATAGCCTCGACTACTTGCCGAAGAGCATATCGGATGCCCTTGCTTGCGAAGGTTGTGGATGCACTTCCTTATTGTTCGCTCATTTTCGCCCACCATACTGATTAAGTAATTTTTAGAGGCTGGCTTATCGGTTAGAATTGACAACAAGCGATTTTCTATGATATGATGTTTTTGGTTTGTGGCACTCTTCGGAGTGTCTTTTTTTGTGTCTAACATGTCTTGCTCCTTTGTCTTTTGCATAATCCAAAGCATTTTTCACCCTTTGCCATGTAGCGATAAAACTCTGTCATGGTGGCGTGTATGCTATTTCCTGTTACGTTGATTTTGTCTAAAACTTGGTTATTTCTGTCATAGATCACAAGGATAACTCGGTCACCGATTTCTTCGTGTTTCACTCTGAGAACCTCTCTCGATTCGTCAAGAGATATAAAAGTGTTGATATATCCCTCTAGTCGTTCCCTTGCCTTGCGGTCCTTTTCTTTGAGATATTCGATATACATTTTGTCCATTACTTCCTTAGTATCCTTTCTGCATATGCTTTGCCGTCTTCGGTGTTTCCTGAGTTGTAAACTGATAGTGCGTCCTCATAGTTTCCATACTTGTCGTATAGATCTGACAAGATGGCACATCCTAGAATCACATTCTCTTGTGCGTCGAATAGATTCACGATTCCTAGTTCTTCCATCTTCGCTCTGTGCCATTTTGGTTGTATCTGCATTAGTCCGATTGATTGCCCATTGTCGCCTACTGCGTTAGGATTGCCGTTAGATTCCTCTTTGATGATTGCTTTGACGATGTTAGGGTCTACTCCACATCTTGTCGCTATGTCGTCAACCATTTCGTTTGAGATTCCCTTTACATCAATTTGTATGTTGCTAACGACTTTGTATTCCGTCTGCTGATACACTTGAGGTGTGTCTATTGCCGTTGCCAGGCCGTTCAGAGCGATTACTGTACTTATAAATAGTGTCGGTGGTATGATTGATTTAATCTTCATAGTGTCCTCCTTTCTGCTTTGCGTTTCCTCGTGGGTCGTATTGCAAGTCTTTTAGCATATCTCTTGCCCTATCTCGACCCATCTTTGTGAGCTCTGCCACTTTGCTAATGCTGATTAGGATTGCTCCCTTATTGCCTTGTAGCAAGTCTCTTTTGATTTGTGTTTTGGTCATATAGGCGACTCCTTTCGTGTTATAATCTCCTCGAAAGGAGGTGATTATAATGAAGTTCTATTATTTTAACGATTCGATTGATGTTAACGGCTTTCACGAAGTCCATGCAGAAGATTGTAAATATGTGCCTACTCCATCGCACAGAACTCTTATAGGCTATTGTTCTTCTTGCACTGAAGCTATCAGTGAAGCAAAGTCGAGATATTCAGGATTTAGTTTTGATGGATGTTTCTGGTGTTGCCGTGAATGTCATCATGGCTAATCATTTTTAGTAGGCTGGCTTGTGTCAGCCTTTTTTAATGTTGCGTCGCTATAAAACGCACACTTAACTTTTGATACTGCTTCGTCAAGTACCTGCAAAGTCAAACCCTTTTTTATCATGTGAGTAAGTATCTCGTTACATAAGCCTGCAACATGCATTTCTTTCCAATCACGATTGTTCATTTCTTTCCTCCTTTCTCGCTGGTGTGATTACTTGAATATTATTCAAGTAAAAGGGTAAAAAAAATTACTCTTCGATGTAAATCTCATCTAGTGACGCGTTGAGTGTAGACGCTACTTTTTTTGCTTTTTCGATACTGAGTTTCTTGAAGTTATTCTCCCAAGTGTTGTATGTTTGAACAGATACTCCTAAAAGCCCCGCCATTTCGACTTGTGTTTTATTTTCCCTTGCTCGTAGTTCCTTTAGGCTTTTTTTCAATTTGTCTCACCTCCTTGTAGCTATATATTACTTGAATTATTTTCAAGTGTCAAGCATTATTTGAAAATTTTTCAAGTTTTTATTGAAAAATGTTAAAACAATGTTATAATCAGCTTGAAAACAATTCTATTTCATAGAGGTGATTATGTTTAAAGATAAAATAAGATTCTACAGGAAATTAAGAGGAATTTCTCAAGAGGCTCTTGCTGATAAACTTGGCTATAAATCATTTACAACAATTCAAAAATGGGAAGATGGTACATCAAGCCCTCCTATTGGTACAGTTAAAAAGGTTGCTGAAATTCTAGGTGTAACAATTGAAGAGTTAACATCAGATGATAATCACTCAAGCGAACCCGATGTTACAGGTATAACAAACCTATTGACGCCAGCTTCTCGCCCTATTCCAATTCTAGGGGACATATGTGCTGGCGAAGGGACCTGGTGTGAAGAGAACTTCGAAGGACACTTTTTCATAGATAGCTCAGTAAAAGCAGATTTCTGCGTGCGTGTTAGGGGCGATAGCATGATTGATGCTGGAATATTTAACGGTGATCTAGCTTTTATAAAAAAGACTTACGACTACACGAATGGCAAAATCTATGCAGTAAGAATAAATTCTGACTGTGAGGCAGTGCTCAAAAAGGTATTTTGGCAAGAGGACACAATCATACTCAACCCATGCAACGCAGACTATGAGCCGATTGTAACCGATGCCGAGGGGATGACTGTAATAGGCGAGTGTATCGGAGTGTTTCACTCAACGATTTCAATGTTTTAAATGAGTGTCTAGCAATGTTTAAAGATAAAATTAGATACTATAGAAGATTAAAAGGAGTATCTCAAAGGACTCTAATAGATTACTAGATATATAAAGGAGGCGCTATAAAATTGAGCAAGAATAAATCTATTACTGATATTAAAAACAATATCGATGAGGCTATGGCTTGTCTCAATGATTTGTTGGTGCAATATGCAAACTCAACCGATAAATCATATAATAAAAAAGCCGATCTTGTTTCTTATTGGATTAAATCATTTACAGATTACATAAAAAAGGAAGATGATTTTAATCCATCAAGACTTATCCGATATTCTCGTGGTGATGTCATACGTGTGAATTTTGGATTTCGTATAGGAAAAGAATTAGGCGGTCTTCATTATGCAGTAGTTATTGATAACAAGAACTCTCGTGCAGCCGATGTAATAACAGTCATCCCGCTTTCCTCAACTAACGGTAAAACCATTCATAAATCAAATTTAGACTTAGGGCAAGAATTATATAACAAAGCTATTACTCAGTATAATAAATTG